TGAACAGATTGCGGCTGAGGGAGAATTGGCTGGCGAAATGGAAGGAATGGAAGATGGCGACGGGATGGACGCCGATCTGGAACGGTAAGAGAACTTTCGTACAGCGAAATAAATCCAAACGAAAAGTTTTATAAATAGACCTAAAAGGAGTGAATTATGAGCGATTACACTATGCGAGATGCAGTACAAGCGGCATTTGATAAGAATCCATCTGAATTCAGAGATGCGATTGGATCGCTTTTGCTGGACAAGATTCACGATGCGGTAGAAATTAAGAAGCACTCTGTTGCTGCCAGCTTTATGTCTGATGAAGTTGAAGACGAAGCTGACATGGCACCAGAACTAGAAACAATCGAGGACACAGACGATGTCAATTAAAAGTTTCAAAGAATTCGTTGCTGAAGGCACTGGCGCAAACGCTGACGATCTAGTTGGCGAAAAGGACAGCGATAAGGAAGCAACAGAATATAAACCTCGTGCAAAGGGCGAAGAAGAATTTAAGAACATGCACAAGGTTGACAAGAAAAAGCATCCTGTTGCTGGCGACCACCAGTTTGACGGTTCTAGAAAAGAAGTCAAAAAATGAAATCGTTTAAGCAATACATCAACGAAGCATCAGAAATTCGCACTGCGGACGCAAAGCGTGTCAAGGTGCGCAAACCAGACGGAAGTTTTGGTTGGAGAAAGCAGAAGCAAACAGTTGATGTTGAGCGTGGTAATGTTGAAGAAGCCAAGAAAGTAGATCTTGATGGCGTAGAATTGATCATGGGCGCAACCAAAAATTCTTCAGAAGCAGAAAAAGAAGTTGCGAAGGTATATAAAATTTCATCTGCTGAAGCAAAGAAACTCGTTCAACAGGTTATCAAAAAAGCATCAAAGGGTAAAAGATAATGGCACTCAAACCACTTGGTAATACTGCAAACATCAATAGTGTTGCAAACAACTGCTTTTTAGCAACTGCAGTGTATATTGTTGCGGGTGCTGCTGCAACCGTTACCGTTGCAAACACAGCAAACGATGACGGTACTGGTAAGCATGGTAACTATGATGGAAGCGCAGTAACAATTCGTGTGCCAACAACTGGCGTTGTAATTCGTAAGCGTCCATACGATACTGTTGTGGGCACTGGTTGCTATGCCACTAAGGTTGCCGAGGGAGACAACTAATGAAGCTGATTACAGAAGTCGTTGAAGATATTAAGTATCTTTCCGAAGCAAAAGAAAATGGCAAGAAGTCATACTTCATTGAAGGTCCATTCATGCAGGGTAATATCAAGAACCGTAATGGTCGTGTATACCCAACTGAAGTTCTTGACAAAGAAGTTGGTCGATATAACAAAGACTACATTTCTAAGAATCGTGCTTATGGTGAGTTGGGTCATCCTACTGGTCCAACAATCAACCTTGAGCGTGTTTCTCACATGATTACTAAACTAGAGCGTGATGGCGATAATTATGTCGGTCGTGCTAAGATCATGACTGAAACTCCATACGGTGCGATTGTAAAGTCGCTGATGGATGAAGGTGCACAGCTTGGTGTATCAAGTCGTGGTATGGGATCTTTGAAGCAAGGTCGTAATGGCATTGCTGAAGTACAGAACGATTTTTATCTTGCAACAGCAGCGGATATCGTTGCTGATCCATCTGCTCCTAATGCTTTTGTCCAAGGCATTATGGAAGGTGCTGAATGGATCTTTGATGATTCTAAGGGCATTTGGGTCCAAGAATCAGCAGATAGAATGCGCACTGAAATGAGAAAGATGACTGCAAAAGAAGTTGAGGACAAGAAGTTCGCAATGTTCGAGCAGTTCCTAAACTCTCTTGTCAAGTAAAGAATTTATTTTTATAAATAAATTACAATGAGATAACTTAATAGGAGCAATCCAAATGTCTGATAAAGAACTACTCGAAAACGAAGAGGGTCTGGAAGAAGCAAAGGCATCTTTTGGTGTTGATGCTGAAGTACCAGAACCAACTACAAAGGAAAACACTCCTCCAGGTAAAGCACCAAAGGATGAGGATAAGAACAAGAACCCTCAGCAGGGCGACTCTGTTAAGCCAACCAAGGTTAAGGCAATCAATAAGATTGCTGACGCTGTTAAGGGCATGAGCACTGAAGAATTCCAGCGTGTATACGAAGGTCTGATGGCTGCTCTGGAAGGCAAAGAAGTTGTTGCTGAGGAAACTGATGAAGAAACCACTGCCACTCCTGTGCGTGAAATCCGCCAGATCGGTGCTGGTGAAGTAAATGTTTCTGAAGATGTTGCCGCTATGTTCAAGGGTGAAGATCTCTCTGAAGAATTCACTTCTAAGGTAACTACAATCTTCGAAGCAGCAGTTGTATCCAAGGTTAATGAAATTCTGGAATCTGTAACTGTTGATCTGGAAGCTGAAGTTGAAGCTGGCAGAGAAGAGATGATGGAAGAAATGACAAATCGTCTTGATTCCTATCTCGAGTATGTCGCTGAAGAATGGATGGCAGAAAATGAACTTGCTGTTGAGCAGGGTATCCGTGCTGAAATCCAAGAAAACTTCATGAAGGGTCTGCGTGATCTCTTCACTGAAAACTACATCGATATCCCAGAAGAAAAGGTTGACCTCGTTGACGAACTTGCTGCAAAGGTATCTGATCTCGAAGCATCCATCAACGAAGAAATCGAAAAGAACATCGAAATGAAGGCAGAATTGATTGAAGCGAAGAAAGCAATCGTGCTTGACACCGTTTCTGAAGGTTTGGCTGAATCACAGGCAATGAAGCTCGCTTCTTTGGCTGAAGGTGTAGAATTCGATGATGTAGATTCCTATGCTGAGAAGCTGGAAACTATCAAAGAGAATTATTTCGGTAATTCCGAAACTCTCTCTGAAGAAACAAATCTGGATGACGAACCTCTTGATATTGAAGAGGACTCTGTTAAGGCAGTAGATCCAGGAATGGCTGCTTACATGAATGCTATTTCTAAGAGCATCAAGAAGTAAAATTTTATAAATAATTAAACATTAGGCTAAAAGTAACTCGAAGGAGACCTAAAATGTCAAACACTGATGAACTTATCAAGAAGTGGCAACCAGTTCTTGAGCATCCAGACCTGGAAAAGATTGCTGATGCTCATAAGCGTTCAACTGTTGCCCAGCTGCTCGAAAACCAGGAACGCTCTGCTCGTGAGCAGGGTTATGGTTCAGGCGGTTATAGTGCACCTACTCTGTTGGGCGAAGCTGCTCCAACTAACGCAATGGGCGCATCCTCTTCAACTGCAAGCGCAGGTTCTGTAGATACTTTCGATCCAGTTCTTATTTCACTGGTTCGTCGTTCTATGCCAAACCTGATCGCATACGATATCGCTGGCGTACAGCCAATGACTGGTCCTACTGGTCTGATCTTCGCTATGCGTTCACGCTACGATGGCCAGACTGGTACTGAAGCTCTCTTCAACGAAGCTGATGCATCTTTCTCTGGTTCTTATGGTGGTAACACTGCATCTGCAATCGCTGCTAACGCAACTACTGGTGCTGCTCAGACTGGTACTGACCCAGCTGATCGTTCTGCCTCTACCACTGGTGGTGGCTACAATGTTCACACTGGTATGACTACTGCTGAAGCTGAAGCACTCGGTGGTGCTACTGGTCAGCACTTCGCAGAAATGGCATTCAGCATCGAGAAGGTTGCTGTAACTGCAGTTTCTCGTGCTCTGAAAGCTGAATACACCATGGAATTGGCTCAGGATCTGAAGGCAATTCATGGTCTGGACGCTGAAACAGAACTGTCTAACATTCTGTCAGCTGAAATCCTCGCTGAAATCAACCGTGAAGTTGTTCGTACAATCAACTACTCCGCTACTGCTGGTGCTCAGAAGAATACTACCACTGCTGGTACTTTCGATCTTGACACTGACTCTAACGGTCGTTGGTCTGTTGAAAAGTTCAAGGGTCTGATGTTCCAAATCGAGCGTGATGCTAACGAAATCGCCAAGGCAACTCGTCGTGGCAAGGGTAACATCATGATCTGTTCTTCTGATGTAGCTTCTGCTCTTCAGATGGCAGGTGTTCTTGATTACACTCCAGCTCTGAACAACAACCTGAATGTTGACGATACTGGCAACACCTTCGCTGGTGTTCTGAATGGTCGCATCAAGGTGTACATCGATCCTTACTTCGCTGATGCAACCAATCAGTACTACAATCTGGGTTACAAGGGTTCTAGCGCATTTGACGCTGGTCTCTTCTACTGCCCATATGTACCTCTGCAGATGGTTCGTGCGGTTGGTGAGAATACCTTCCAGCCTAAGATTGGCTTCAAGACTCGTTACGGCATGGTAGCAAATCCATTTGCTTACGCTGCTGATAACACTGGAACTAAGCCACCTGCTCGTCTGGGTACTGGTACTGGTAACATCTACTACAGACTCGTGAAGGTCACGAATTTGATGTAAGATGATAAAACTAGACTGGGGTTCACCCAGCGTTTTAAAGGGGGAGCTTCGGCTCCCCTTTTTTTGTTCCTAAATAGTATATCCAAAGCTGAGATATTTTATGGCGATTCAAGCATCACTACCTGACAACAAAAGTTTTCTTTCACCAATTGGCTTTCAGTTCTCTGTCAAGAGATTGCCACATGTGAATTACTTTTGCACGAACGCATCTATTCCTACACTCAGCCTTTCTTCGATTGATACATTCGAAACTCCATTCATTAAGATTCCAGTTCCAGGTGACAAACTAACATTTGGTACATTGTCCTTGCGTTTTCGTATTGATGAAGACATGAAGAACTATCAGGAAATCTATAACTGGATGATTGGTCTTGGTTATCCTGATCGCTATGAGCAGCGCAGAGCAATCCAAAGAACACAAACCAATATTGGTGAAGTTTATTCTGACGCATCTCTTATGATCATGACAAATCAATATCGTCCAAACATTGAAGTGAAGTTTGAAGACATGTATCCAATCGAACTCTCCTCCGTTGACTTCAACATTGAAGAAACTGACATTGTTTATCTGCAAGCAGACGCTACATTTGCATATCGTAAGTATGACTTGAACAGTGTACTGTAATAAGGTACAATTGTAATTGGCGTGATTACAACTGGATTATATTATGAAGATCGAAGACATCGTGTCCGAGTGGGACAAAGATTCTAAAATTGATGAGACCGAACTTGGTGAAGAGTCGGTTAAAATTCCAAAACTCCACAACAAATATCTCAAGTTTTTCATGGCTGAACGAGTACAGTTGTTTCGCATGAAAGCAGACAACAAGAAGATTCGCAAGGTTTTGCTTGAGTATTATCTTGGTGAACTTGATCGTGATGAACTCAAACAACTTGCTCGTGAGCAATTCTACAAAAAACTACTCAAG